CTATATTACCTACGGAAAATGAATAGTTATAAGACAGCCAAAGAACTAATAGAACAATATGTAACCGCCCACGCAGAAAATCGGTGGATGGATGCAAGTGAACTGGAGGCTTTGCTGACAGAGTTTTCGGAGAAACTGCAAGAGCCTGCAAGTGAGGACTTGGAGAAAGCAAGCAAAGAATGGCTTACTCCGCAACTTGACAAGTCGTATGCTAACTACGGCGAAACAAAGATGATGGAATTAACTCACTTTGATGGTTATGCTATGCTTGATGCTGTTGAGTTTGGCGCACAGTGGCAGAAAGAACGCGACCAGAAAGAACTCCAAATCGCAGAGGAGCATGGCATACTTACAGGCATGAACATGGAACATGAGAAGTTGATGAAGGATGCGGTAGTCGTTTCTTTTGTCCAAGATTACAAATACAAAACTCCCATTCTCACGGGCGATATTAAGAAAAAATTTGCTCTTACAACAGGGCAACACGTTAAACTCATAATAGTAAAGGACGAATGAAAAGAAGATTCATAATATACGTTTCTTCCTGTCCTATAAAGAAACGTGGTTGTTGGGGCTGTCCATACTATGAGGGCTATAATTCATGGGAAGGTACAGTGGATTGTAGTTATAAGAACAAGAGTGATAACAAGTAAAAATACAACTATGGACTACGAAAAAGCATATAACGAGGCTCTTGAGAGAGCAAAAAGCAAGCATAGCACTTGTTTAAAATCAAACTCTCTTACTGCAGCGGAATTGTTGGAAGACATCTTTCCCGAACTCAGGTGCAGTGATGATGAGAGGATAAGAAAGGCTGTTAAACATCTTGTAAACTCTACTAAAGAACTTCACCTTGGTATTGATAATTATGATGGAGTAAAATGGATTGATATTCTTTCTTGGCTTGAGAAGCAAGGCCAGGAGAAGACTACTTGGGTTAAGGAGGATGAAATTGGTTTTATTGATGCTATGTGGGCAATAGAGCAAGCAAGAACTATTGCTAAAAATGAAAATGATATGGGGAATCTTTGGTATGCTGAAAAATGGCTCAAATCCCTCAAAGAAAGATACACTTGGAAGCCGAGTGATGAGCAGATAATTCCCTCGACAAGTGTGTGTTGTGCTGGAGATAAAGAAATTGAATCATTGTAACAGTATTTAACAACCTCAAGAACCTAAAAGGATAAAGTTATGAAAGCAAAAGACATTATTATCGGTAAGAAGGTTTACTACCATCCTGTTATTGGCGGTAAAGAAAAGAAAGAGGCAACCATTACAAGTGAGGTGTTCGCGATAGGTAGTACGGATTGTTGTATGGTTGATTCTGTATCAGGCTGTGTTGCTATTGAAGCATTAAGCGAGAGGAAATAATTTAAGTATTCGGAGATACACTAACTAATATGGGAAGATTTATATTTTGCCAAAGGGTAACAAAGCAAATTGGTGATATGGAGTTTGACACCTGCACCGAGCATTTAATTCTTGATGAGAATGAACCACTATCTAAACTGAAAGAATGGTCTGAAAGACCAAAACCCAACTACTATTGTTGGGGGCATATCGAGTGTAGATACGAAGATTAGTATATTAGGAAATACAAAAACGGATATGAAAGCAGTTTATAAATACCCCTTGCGGATAGACGATTACCAATCGGTACTTATGCCTATGGGTGCAAAGATACTTTGCATTAAGGTACAGAATGGAACTCCTTGCCTATGGGCATTGATTGATAAAGAGCAAACCTATGATGAAGCAGTCACTATTAGGTGTGCAGGTACTGGTCACGATATTAAAGATAATGTGGAATACATTGATACCATTATGGTAGCAGGTGGAGCATTGGTATTCCATTTCTTCAAGGTGCTTGATTAGTGTATTTACGAATCAATAACTGATATGAAAGAAATATGGTTGACAAAAGGCAGTCCTAAATGGATGCCATTTCATTTGATTCTCTTTAAGAATGCAGATTGGTTGATTCTTCCCTGTATTTCGTTTGTTAAAAAGAACAAGGCTCAGTGTTTAGGCTCTGAAATAGTCTTTGGCTTTCTTCGTTGGAGAATGAGCATCTATTTTCACAACGGCAATTAGTGCATCCACGAATATAGAAACATCTATGCGAAAGAATGGACTGGGAACTAGGCTTCTGAACTTGGCTTTAGTTGAATCTAAAGAAAGAGGAATGAAGTTTGTCAAACTGGCCGTTGAAAAAAAGAACGACTGGCTTATTGCGTGGTATGAGAGGATGGGATTCATCAAGGCCACAGAAGATGACAATGAGTATTCAATGGTAAAAGTGCTGTGATATGGGGGCAATAATCGGTAGAATAAGAATGGCGCTTGGTTTATGTCCCTTGTGTGGTGGCGAGTTGAAAATAATTGACCACGATTGTTTGGAGGGAGACACCTACAAATGTAAGTGGTGTGGTAAGCAATGGGTAGACGCATAGCAGTATGAATGACCAAGCATTTTGTAAGGGTACGAATTGTCCGTTAAGGCACAACTGCTGGCGGTATATTCAAGGTCTGGGAGCACCAGAGTTGCTTACTTGGTGGGAGCCACCTCACTATGACAAGGAGAAGAAGATGTGTGATATATATCTGGGAAATTAGGTTATGATAGAGAAAGAGAAGATAGGCGAGATTTGTCAGAAGGCCGTTGACAAGTACGGCCACCAGAGTCAGATTGATATGGCCATAGAGGAAATGGCTGAACTGGCCGATGCGCTGATGAAGTTCCGCAGAGGCCGGGTTACAGAAATGGATGTAGCCACAGAGATAGCGGATGTTTTCATTATGGCATACCAGATGTCTCTGATTTTCGGTAGAGAGGATGTAGTTTCCGAGGTCGAGCGTAAACTGCTTAGACTGCAGGATAGAATGAACAAGTAAAATGTACGATTATGAGTAGAGGAAAAGCATTAAGAGAGGATGAACTGGAGTTCATCAACGCACATCTGGGAGATATGTCAGTAAGTGCTATTGCCAAGAAGTTGGGTAGGAACTACTACACGATTTACAATCTTAGCAAGGAGGCTGGCATAGAGAGAAACCATACCTTCACACAGCAGGAGGATGAGTATATAAGAGAGAACTATGCGAAACTACCAGTTGAACGCATAGCGAGCAGGTTCGGGGTATCGGTAATGTCGGTATATAACCGAGCGAGAAAACTGGGAATAACCAAGAACCAAAGACGTAGCGAGACTGCATAAGCCTCGCTATTTTTTTAGTCTCAATGTGCGATTTTTGTGATTATTATTTTGGTATATAAAATATTATTTGTATATTTGGTTATACAAAATAACACTAAAGAGCAATGAAGAAGTTCAGAGTAATAAGCAAGGAGTTCGGGTATCCGATAAAGTCATTCGATACCGAAAGGGAGGCTAGAGAGTTCGCTAGTAAAGTAAGCACTAAGGTTTATGTATGCGAGTATATCAACGGAGTATTAACCGAGATTTAATCAAGAGAGCAATGAAGACTAAGAGATTCCAAGTAACAGACGAGTTCGGCAGTAACATCACGTCAATCGTAGATGTAGTAAACCAGAACGGAAATTTGCACGTCATCAACGAGTTCGGTGCTGACATCACTGGCATAGTAAGCATAGTAGAGGTTTCGCTTTAATCGGAAGAGCAATGAAGGAGATTCGCGATAAGAAGTTTAGAAGGCTGATGAAAGAGGCCGGACTCGCAAAGGTCGAGTTGATTAAGGGAGAGGGATACCACTACATCACAAGCGATGATGAAGTTCTGAGCAATAAGATAGCGATGATGAACAGCAGTTCGATATACGTTTGCCACTTCAATCATCAGACCCCAGAGCAGTGGGTAGAAGACATAAAAAGAATGTTGAACGATTAAATGATAGAGCAATGAAAGAAATCAGACAAGAAATCAGAGAGTTCATCCTCAAGGACGTAAATCAGACATTGGCCCGTATGGGTGTCAGTGAGGAAGTAAAGGAAACGAAGATATTGACAGATAGCAGGTGCTACGATAGCGTAAACTATCTGTTCGAGTCGAAACCGATTAGACAGATGCCTATGATGTTCAAGGAGGTGGTAGTTGACGGACGTATGTCCACCTACATCCAGAGCGAGCACAGCAGGTACTTCAAAGTCTCAGAGAAGAAAGATGTGGTAGGAGTAGAGTTGCATTATAGTTACAATCTCTGGGGCGGTGGTTCCAATGGTTGCAGGTTGGGTTCGCTGGTCTACTTGGTGGATAAAGACCTGCCAGAAAATTTCGATGACGAGATGATGCCAGTCGAGTATTATGTAAAGAAGGTTGAAGGTTTGACTATCTAAGGTTCAGAGCAATGGAAACGAAGTTTATCAGTCACGGAAAGGTTGAGGTCAACCGCTACGGATGTCTTGAGATTCAGATTTCAGATGACAAGACGAAAGCGAGAATCAAGTTGAACTACAAGGACGAGCCACAATGCGTAAGCAGGTGGCAGTCGATAAAGAGCACCACAAAGGGTAGGGAGTATGTAATCTACTGGGGCAAGAGATATTATATGGATATGTTTTCAAAAAAGTAAGAGCAATGAAAAAAGACGAAAAGACAATGAGAGTAGAGAGAAGAGAGCGTTTTATGGGCAAGTGTCCGATTGGAACGACTCTGAGTTTCAACGAAGGCGGTATCGTGATTACCTATCAGAAGGTAAGCAAGAAGGGTTGGAAGACCAGCCAAGCCGAGTCAGAGAGAAAGGAAAAGGATTTGGCCACACACCTCATATCAGAGCAGGTAAGCGGCATCACGTTTGTTATGAAATGATATGTTGGTAGCAGATTTTAAGATGTATGCACTCCGCACACTGACGGAAGAGCATCTGTGGAAAGTAGGAGAGAGTGACGAATTTACGTTGCTCGGTTACAAGTACGCTATAGAGAAATTGAGCGATGTTTGTTGGTCGCTGACCTATAAGACAATCAATAGACGCGAGACGTTTTCGACTATGAATAGATTGTTTCATCATCTGTTCGAGAAGCACGGAATTAGAGTTTAAGACAATGAGAACTAGAGAGAAACTTTTGGAGTATGCCAACCAGATTAAGGGTTTAGGCTACAAGGTGTATATCAGCAAGGATGTGTATTTCCAGTACGGATACATAGTGAATGAAAAGGATGAGATAGGTTACTTCCAGTTGGACGATTTCGGTACTGGAGTGGTGTTCTCGACCAAGCACAAACCTGCTAACGGGATTGGATGTGGTTTCGGATTGGATGACAGTTTCAACGGCCACAGAGAGATTACAAAGGAGTTGGTAGACAGATGTTTTGCGATTGCCCCCAACTGGGCCACAAGGTCAGAAAGACAGAAGGTTGTCAAGTGGACGGCAACAGAGTATCTAAGTCGGAAGTTTGAAAGGGAAATGGTAGTAGAGTTATGAAAGGGGTAGCAAGCAAGTTTCCTTCAGATGTCAAGAAGGGTGTGGCTCACATAATGCGATACAACATCAACGTAGAGCAGGCAAAGATGTTCAATCTTAGGGAATTGTTCAGCGGAAGTAGTATAACGATGATTGAGCCGGGAGAGTATGTTAAGTTGGGAATCAACGGGGAGTTGATGATGAGTGATACTCCGTTCGAGAGAAGGACGAACGAGGCTTTTGTAAGAAACGCAAAGGGTCACGTTATGATAGCAGGTCTGGGTATCGGTCTGATATTAGAGGCTCTCAAGCCGAAGATTGAAAGCGGAGAGGTAATCGACATAGTAGTCTATGAGAAGTACCAAGATGTGATAGACTTGGTAGGCCCTCTGTATGAGGATATGCCTCTCACTATCAAATGCGAGGACATACTGGAGTACAAGCCAGTCAAGGGAGAGAAGTACGATACCTTGTACTTTGACATCTGGCCGAAAGTAAGTGAGGATAACCTCCCAGAGATGGCCAAGTTGCACCAGAGATGGAAGACTCACAAGAACGAGGGTGGCTGGATGTATTCTTGGATGTGTTCACATCTTAGGTCAGAGAGAAGAAAGAATTACGGAAGTTGGTGGTAAATAGTAATAGAGCAATGGAAAAATTAGTCAAAAAGGTGGACATAGAAGAGTTCCACGAGGATTCAATCCTACTCCTTCCCTATGACGAAAGTTTCGCCAAAGGGGAAATAAGTGAGATTCTCACGCGGTATATCACGATGTATTCAAACAGCGAGCCGGAAGTCAAGGAACACTTGTCAGACGGTGTTCATACTATGGATGATTGCGTGAAGTACATAAGAGAGATGGCACGCAAGTCGGCAAAGGACGGAATGGCTGCTATCTGTTCCGATTTGGTTTTCAAGTGGCTTGTCCACTACTACAGATGCAGTGTCAAGGAAGTCATCGAGAAAGAGCCAGAGAAGCCTACGTTCACTCCCTCTCCAGATTATGAGGCCTTGAAGAAGAAACGCGAGGAAGAGGAAGCGCAGCGCAAGGCTGAAGAAGCGGAGAAGAAGCGCAAGGATGAGATAGCCAAGAACGGATTGTCACTCTTTGACCAGTTGTTCGAATGAAACGCACAGAGAAGGAAGTCGAGGGTTTGAGGAAGTTCCTCAGACCCTTGAATACTAAACAAGAGGAATGGATGAAGCGTGGGCCATATTTGAATGGCGCTTGGCATATATCCGAAAAGTCCCAGAGATGCGCTATCTGCGGTGGGATAATGGACAAGGACACCAAGACGTGTCCGCACTGCGGTCAGAAGATAAAGTACGTCTATCACGGAAGGTCGTACAACCATAAGGCTTGGGCGATGATAGTGACCACCTGCAAGGGTTGGCAGGTCTTCAGAACCTTCGAGGTCAATGCTCACTACACCAGAGACAAGGGATTCACATACGATATCAACGAGGTTGTCCAGAACTGGTTCAGAGGACTGGATAGGGTTATACTGGCAAGGCCGTTTGTCCCGATGTCGAGCATATTCAGCGTATCGAGAGAGATGTCCTATCGACAGATACGGAAGTACAGCACCTACTACATCAACCAGTATGTTTACGATGAGGCAACGGATATTTATCCCTACAAGAGAGTTACAGAGACGTTCAGACGTAACGGATTCAAGGGCAATTTCCACAACGCAAATCCGATTCAGACCTATGAGGCTCTGTTGGGCAACAACAAGTTGGAGACACTCTGGAAGGCCGGACAATATGCTCTGTTCAAGCACCTCTTGTATGAGAGAAGGCCGCTTATCCCAGAGCATTGCATAAAGATTGCGTTGAGGCACCAGTACAAGGTACGCGATGCAGGGACGTGGGCCGATTATCTGGACCAGTTGGAAGAGTTGGGAAAGGACACCCACAACCCCAAACTGATTCTGCGTAGTGATTTGGTCAGCGAACACAGAAGGCTGATGAAACTGGTCGAAATCAAGCGGGAGAGGGAAGAGGCATACAAGAAGAGGTGTGATGCTATGAAAACTAATGCTGAGAAACTGAAAGAGTATCTGAAGTGCAAGAAGCCATATCTGGGCATCAAGTTCGATGACGGCCACCTTTTCTTCCACGTTCTCCAGACACCGCAGGAGTTCATAGAGGAAGGGAAGGCTATGCACCATTGCGTTGCCAACTACTGGAAGTACCCTAATTCGCTGATTATGTCGGCTAGGGACGATAAGGGCGATAGGATAGAGACCATAGAGGTTAGTCTGGACACCTTTACCATATCCCAGTCGAGAGGACACTGCAATAAGGACAGCCAGTTTCATCAAAGCATAATCGACCTTGTTAATGCGAATATGCAGAAAATCCGTTGTGCATCGCACCGAGACAAAGCATTAAGTGTTAAATAAGTGTTAAACGCGCATTTTTTGTGCAAGAAAGTATTTGATGACCAAATAGAAATTATACCTTTGCGTCAGTCGGAATGTTTGTATATGAAGATTTTCAGATACAAAAATTCTGACGCAATAGGTTGATTTTCAATGTAAATCATTTGGTTATATAACCGAAATTTTGTATATTTAGAATATCAAACTAGAATATGAAGATATATACGAGTTACTTCGGAAATCTGAAGGCCTTGTCCAAAAGCGACATCGTTCCGATAAGCATAGCAAGGTGGTCTCCAAAATGGTATGAGGGTCATAAGTTGCTGTATGTTGCGCCCACACCATTTATGCTGAAGGCAGACATAACTCGTGAAGAGTACATCGCGGAGTACAACAGAATCTTGAAGCATACTGACATCAAGTTTTTCGTCAAGAGGCTTGAAGAGATTGGTTGCGGAAAGGACGTTGCTCTGTTATGTTACGAAAAGCCGGATGACTTCTGTCACAGACATCTGCTGGCAGAGTATATGAACGGACTGGGATACAATGTTGAAGAGTTCGTTGCGCCAGTCATCGATGTCAAGGTAGAGAAGAAGAAAGAGCCAGAGCAATTGTCTCTGTTCGATTGATAACTGCGTAGGTGGTGTAATGGTAGCACGATACACAGCCAGTGTATAGGTAGCGGTTCGAATCCGTTTCTGCGCTCTAATTTTTTTTGTAGAGCATATGAGAGTATCTGTAATCGGAACGGGAAATGTAGGAGTCGCTATAGCGGCTGACCTCTCAATCAAGGGCCATTTTGTATCACTGGTCAAGTCATCATCCTACAAGTCTAAGGCTTATGACCTTCTGTTGAAGAACAACAACCGCGTTCATCTGAAGGAGGAAGGAAAGTATAGGGAGACCTATATTGCAGAAGTTACGGACAACCTAGAGACCATAAAGGACTCGGAGGTTGTTTTCATCACTATACAGAGCACCTATCACGAAGAGTTGTATAAGCGCATCTGCAAGTTCCTCAACAGAGAGCAGGCCGTGGTAAGTATATGCAGTTATCTCTCATCCTTCTACCTAGACCATTTCTGCGAAGCGTTTCCTATGGTAGCGGAGACCACTGGCCCATATCTGGAAGGCCGTGTCGAACTGGATGACATCCCCAATGAGGTTGTCTTCAGAGTCGGTTGCAGGCTGACCAATAGTCCGCTGTCGGTATTCAACAAGGGACGTGACGAGGAATGTATGTTCAAGTTGAAGCAACTCTACGGAGGGTTCAACGATTGCTATTCGGTACTTGAGTCTGGCCTACTCAACCCCAATATGGTGTTGCATACGGTAGGAGCCATTATGAGCATACCTAGAATCGAGTTCAGTGACGGCAACTTCTGTATGTACCGCGAAGCGTACTCAAGGAAGAACGATGCCACTCTGAACATAATGTTCAAACTGGACGGAGAGAAGAAGGATGTTCTTACTGCTCTCGGCCAGAGACCTATTGGAATCTTGGAGGCCGGAGGTTTCTTGGACGGAATGAGAAGTTTCTATGAATATTCGGAATCATCTGACAGAGCAATCAGTCCTACATCTATTAGGTCGAGATATATCACGGAAGACGTATCGCAAGGACTGGTTCTGCTTGAGAGCATAGCGGATATGGCAGGAGTCAAGTGTCCTATCACTACTGCACTCATAGACATAGCGGGTGCTGCCTTGTCGGAGGATTTCAGAGCCAACGGCAGGACGGTTGAGAGACTGGGTGCAAAGGATTATATCGAAAGCAAAATAGTGTAATGGACTACTCGGAAGACATAAAGACCAGAACCTTCGGCATCGAGATTGAGATGTGCAATCTCGACAGACAGCAGGTAGAGTTGCCAGAAGGTTTTTCTTGGAGTAAGGATGAAGAGATAGTCAATACAGACGGCTCTTGTAACAAGCGGTTCGGAGGTGAGGTCAATACCCCACCTCTCAACGTGTTCAGTATGAAAGACCTTCACAACCTCAAGAAATGCTATGAGTCTATGGTGAAGGCCGGAGGCAAGATAAAGTGGACCACCTATACGCACGTCCACATTTACGCAGGAGACTTGTCGGTAGAGCAGATAAAGAAGGTCTGGCTGTTCTTCTACATCTGTTATCCGTATTTCAAGAGATATACGAAATTGTCGGATTGGGATGAACTGACATTCAACTGCCAACCCCTGCCTACGGAGAAGTATTACAACGGACTGCTGGAAGCGGACTCCTATGACAATATTCGTGAGTTGTTCACGAACCAGTCGAAGAAGGGATTCATAAGGCACGCTGTCAGTATCTCGGCCTATTTCAAGACAAAGACGATAGAGTTCAGAACGTATCACGGAACGAGTGATTTCTACTCGGCTATGAATTGCGTGTACTCGACATATCGCTTGTTCTACTACGCTATAAGCCACGAACTGGAGGATTTCAAATCCATATCATCATACGAAGAGTTCTGCAAGGCTATAGGCCTCAAATATGACGTACCACCAGAACTGGTGCCGTTGCTTTACCAAGGCAACCCCTACAGCGCCATTGAGACCTTCCAGACCAAATCTCTGGCCTACAACTCGAAGCAGGCTTCGGCATTGTGGGAGGCCATACAGAATCACGGCCACAAGGAATTGTGCATCGTGAACGGCTTTATGTATTACTATGAGTTGTATTTCCAAGATAAGGTCAAGGTGTCGATATACGCGCAAGACCCCTACTGCCATTTGCTGTATCTGATTGCGAACGGCAAGATGAACCTCAAGTACAGAGACAAACTGGGGTGGCTGGAGGAATACAACAACGGCTCGGTGGAGAGGCAGATGGCTCTGGCCCTCTACGCGGAGAAACTCCAGAAGTTCTCTATGAGTGAGTCGGACAGAAACGATGCAATTATCGAATCGGTGAAGATGAGAGCCAAGGAATCCATAGAACGCACGGAGAAGGCTTGCGTCAAACTGATTGACCTGCTGAAGACGTGCGAGTACCATATAGGCACTCTGAATGATGCTGTCAAAGAGAAGAAGGTGATATTCTTCAACTACGGAAAAGACAAGACGCAGAAGAGGACGTTCAAACTCATCCAAGAGAACAGCGACCTCGAAATGGACTTCAATGTCAAGAGGAACGATTACTATGAGATAATAGAGACACTCCCGAAGGGTACGTATTTCTACTATATCAGCAATAGTCCGTATCTGCGGAATATGTATAAACTGGCAATGTGGAACACCTCGAACGGAGACAGATGGTCTGCTGGCCGTTTCCTCTACTGCAACAAGCCTAGCAATACGAACCAAGTCACCACATCGTACAAGTCGAATCACGTTGAGGTGAACGAGATAGTACCGCCGGATGATTTGGAGATAACCAACCCCACCAGTCTGAGGATAGCAAGGGTAAGTTCGGACTATCTGTATGCCCTTCAGAAGAAGTATATCAGAAAGGTCGATATGTGCAGTCGCTGTACCTATGCCTTTGTTGTGATGTATGAGAAGTACACTCTGGGAGGATTCGGATTCACGCTTCCACAGCACAAGGGTTATGACCTATTCCAGTTGACTGACTTCTGCACGAACAATAACATCCCTCGTCTGGCCAAGTTGATTCTCTACTGCATACAGACGGAAGACGTACAGATGGAACTCAGCCGTAGGATGCACAAGTTATGCGAGAAGGTCATATCGTGCGCCTATACCCATAAGCCAGTCAGTATGAAGTATCGGGGTGTCTATACGAAAGTGAAGGAACACTGCACGTCATCGTATCTGGCCTATGAGGGAGAACTGGGCAAGTTCAAGGATAACAAGGTAGTAATAGAGAAATATCAAACATTGTTGAAGAATGGAAATTGAAGATAGGTGGAAGTATGACATCGTTGACATAAACCTCATTGACGAGGCTGAACTCAATGCCAACGAGATGACTGGAGAGGATTTTGCCACGTTGGTAGACAACATCGGCAAGTCCGGCCTCAGTAGTGTTCCGTGCTGTTACAAGAAGGCAAACGGAAGGTATGGTATGATAAGCGGTCACCACCGCTTGCGTGCCTGCAAGAAGAATCACTTCAAGAAGATAGGCATACTCTGGTGTGACGAGAGTGAACTGAGCAAGGATGAGATAATCGCCATCCAGTTGTCGCACAACTCCCTGCACGGCCAAGACAACCAGAGCATACTGAAGAAGTTGTTTGAGCAGATAAAGAGCATAGATTTCAAGAAGTTCGCCCACATCAATATTGATGAGGTGGCACCTACGAATATGGACGGATTGAGCATCTTCGCACTCAAGGAGAACTTCGTGTTCACGATAATGCTGTACCCAAACTCCTTCGCGGACGTAGACGGCATATTCGGAGACATAAGGGAACAAGCGAAGAAATGCGATGCACTCATTCTGGCCTCGCAGGAAGAGAACGAAAAGTTCCTTCTGAAGTTACAGCAGGAGATTGGTACGGAGTACAATATCAAGTCCCCTGCAATCACGTTTGCCAAACTGCTTGAGTTGGCCAACGAACGTCTAACACAGATAAGGGAAGGAAAATGATTTGGACTATAGTAAGCAAGGCTGAAATGGCCGGATATGTCATACCGCCAGTCTTTCAGTACTACAGAGAGGTGGTCGGCAAAGACCAAATCCAACTCAAGGTCATAGACGAGGATGACCCGATGACATTCGTGAAGGGCGATGACATCATACTGCTTCGTACGGCCAGCGAGAAGATAGTGTCCACGATAAAGTCCAGAGGTCTTAAGAGCACGGCAGAGAACTTCTCCGTCTATCAGCAGTCTAGCGACAAGGAGACACTGGCCCAGACACTCTTTGACAACGGCATAGTAGTACCCAAGCAGTATAGACTGGATGAGGTGGAGGAAGGCAAGACATACTTCGTCAAACCCAGATACGGAAGCGAGAGTTTCGGCATCTCATCCCAGTGCATCTGCCATACACCCAAAGAGGTGAAAACGCAGGTGAACAGAATCTATGAGGAACTGCTGCAGCCGGTAGTCATAGAGGATTTCATCGAAGGGGTGGATTGCACAACTGCCGTGTATAGAAACAGAGGCATACTCCGCGCACACACCATAAAGGTAGAGTGCAGTGAGATAGGAGGAATACAGACGCACAGAGGAAAATTCGCATACGATGAATATTGTTCCGCTATGAAAGACCTTCACGGACTTCTAATGGATGACGTGGCAAAGAGAGTGTTTTCCATACTGAAAATAAGACATCACGCAAGAATTGACTACAGATTGAGCAAAGAAGGAGTACCATATCTGATAGATGTCAATCTGCTGCCCGGACTTGGGCCGTCAGCGCACTTCTCGAAATGCCTCCTTCTGACAGAGAATATTTCCTATCGAGACGCTATCTGGGCCATCATTGACTCGGCCTCGGTGTAGACACAGAAATCAACAAATTCATCATAAAAAAAGACAGACGATGAAACGGTACAAGAAAATGCCTTTCGGCAAGATAGCCGAAGTGTACGAACGCAAGGCGGGTAACGTGTCAGCGACCTGCATCGCTTTGAATATTGACAGAAATACGTTCAACTCTTGGAGGAAGGAATATCCAGAACTTGCCGAGAAGTTAGACGCTATTGACGAGAGTCTCATTGACTTCTCGGAGAGCAAACTGCTTGAGCAAATCAATGACGGAAATCTGACCGCAATCATTTTCCACTTGAAGACGAAAGGAAAGTCCAGAGGATATACGGAGTCATCAGAGGTGAACACGAACGTGAACGCTTTCAATCTGAGGCCTCTGACCAAGGAAGAACTCGAAGAACTGAGGAAATTGAATGGCTAGTGTCAGTGACTCCCTTCTCCTAGCACACAGAAGGCTGATGCTTCTGTCATATAGGTTCTTTGTGTCTGAAATGTTCTTTCAAGTACACAAGACCAAGTTCGTGTTCGGACAGCACCACGAACAGATTATAAAAGCGTTGGAGAAAGTGATAAGGGGAGACACTCGCAAACTCATCATCAATATAGCACCCAGATACGGCAAGACGGAGATAGCGGTCAAGCAGTTCATATCCTACGGACTGGCGATAAACCCTCGCTCGAAGTTTCTGCATCTGTCTTACTCGGCTTCACTGGCAGCGGACAACTCTCTGTCGGTGAAGAACAATATTATGAACGAGTATTACCAGTATCTGTTCAACGTAAGGTTCGGCCCCAAGAGTACCCAGTCTTGGTGGCAGACTTCTGAAGGTGGCGGTGTCTATGCTACATCCACTCTGGGACAGGTGACGGGTTTTGGTGCAGGTCTCACGGAAAGCGAGGAAGACCTACTCGATGAATATACCATATCCTACAACCCAGACAGATTCTCTGGTGCGATTATCATTGATGACCCGATTAAGCCAGAAGACGCATTGTCGGACAATGCCAGAGAATCTGTAAACAGACGATTCGAGACCACAATCCGTAACCGCGTCAATTCGAGAAAGACTCCCATAGTGATTATTATGCAGAGGCTTCACGAGCACGACCTCTGCGGTTACCTGCAGGAGATTGAGCCGGATGAATGGGAGGTTGTCTCCATACCTGCCATACGGACGGATGAGTTCGGTAACGAACAAGCGCTCTGGCCGTTCAAGCACACCATAGAGGAACTGCACGCTATCGAGCACGCAAACGAGTTCGTGTTCCAGACCCAGTATATGCAGAATCCTACTCCTATGGAGGGTCTGATGTATAGGCCGTTCAGAACGTACGATGAACTCCCAGTCAGAAAGAAGGCTGTAAGGTTCAACTACACGGACAGCGCGGACACTGGTTCGGACTGGTTATGCTCTATCTGCTGTGATGTTCATCCCTACGGCTATTATGTGACGGACGTGCTCTACTCCAAAAAGCCAGTCGAGTACACAGAGCAGGCTATGGCACAGATGTTGTCTAAGCAGGAAACGGAGAGGTGCTATGTCGAGAGCAACAATGGAGGCAGGATATTTATGCGTAACGTGGAGAGGATATGCAGGGAATACGAAAATCGGAAAACCCAGTTCATCCCCTTCGCGCAGACGAAGAATAAGGCGGTCAGAATCTTCACCAGAGCCAACGAAGTGAACAATATGATATATATGCCAGCAGACTGGGAAAGACGTTGGCCGGAGTTCGCACACGATGTCAAATCATATCGCAAGGAAGGCAAAAATGCCCACGATGACGCACCAGATGCACTCACTGGAGTCATCGAAAAATGCGAGAATCTGCTAAATTCCGTATCAGACGAGCAACTGAATAATGATTTTCTGTAATTTTGTATTTGATGAACTACTCTCACAAAGAGTTTTTCATTGCTCTATCGGTCATCCCTGCTTGAGAAAGTGGGGATGATTTTTTTTACTCAAAAATGATGATTTTTCCTCCTTTTTATTTTCATATATAAAAATAAATTGTTAGATTTGGATATACAAAAACCAACCTAGAGAATAAGAGCAATGAAAGATTCAGAGAGTAACAAGATTATTGACGAAACGATATTCCGTTTCGCCTACAAAGCGGACGTTAAGAAGTTCGCTATCGGTATGAGGAAGGCTGGTGTTCTGATTGTACCGATTGGAGAGAAGAAGGTTCAGATATACGCAGTGAACCAGATGAAGCCGGAATCAAGAGAGAACGCAATCAAACTGGGCCGTAAGGTCTTCCAAGAGGTTGTGGGCCAGAGTAAGTAACCTAGACGGATAGAGCGATGATTACAGACAAATTGATTGAGAGGGCTGTCAAGTTCATCAGAGTCTACAAAGACTGGACAGCAGAACAAGAGAAGGGTGCACTGAATAAGATTATGCTTACTAGGTGCTGCATAGAGTACGCAAGCCACGAGATTTCCTCGAACATACTGGCCTTGCTTTCGGAGTTTCAAGATGCACAAGGACTGCCAGAGAACTGGTGGTCTGAGCAGGGTACGTTGGACGATTGGTTTATGATGATATGAATCTGTTTACCTATGCCAAGTGTGATGGGATGAAGACCTTCAAGGCCTTCGACATCAATGAAGGATATGCTGTCGGCAATCTGATATACGCGACCTTGGTGGATGACACTCAAGAGAACAGAGAGAAACTGCAGAAGTTGGCAGATATGAACAAGGAGATTCATCTGGTCATCCAGTTGAGGGACAGAAACAAGGTAGTATTCGAGACGAAATGAATCCGTTAGCGCAGTTTACCACAGCAGAACTGAAGGCAGAGTTGCAACGTAGGGCCGATGAGTATCACAATACGAAGCCGACCTGCAAGAACTGCAAGCACAGATATGTCGCAAGGTGTGTGGACTGGAATCAGAGTTACTGCGATTGTAGGAAGGTAAAGGGCAATAACGGATATGTGTCAGACCTCCCAGTTCACAGCAACTGCAAGGCCTGCGAGTTATATGAACGTAAAGAAGTAGAGCAATGATACAAGAATTTGAAGCAGCCAAGTACGAAGGCAAATGGGCCGTATTTGCAAAGAGAAGCCGTACCTTCAGTTGGGTCGGCAAAGGCAAGAGGTTTTGTCAGAAAATGGCAAAAGTGTTAAATGAGATAGTTGACGAAAGAAATTCAAGAAACTAGAGTATATATGAGAGAACCAGACAACGTAAACGAAATGAGCATTAGAGAAATCAATGCCTATTTCAGAAAGCACGATGAATCCCACCTATGGCCAGTCTGCGGTAAGTTCAACGTAACAGAGAGAGCCATACGGAAGGTCAGACGAATGAGACAGCAGGGGTTGTGTCTGAACCCCGGACTTGAGTATTATTACACGTTAGAGAGTGTTGTTAGTAGAATAGTTAATAGTATTGTTTAACCTAAAAAGTTTTAGAGCAATGGAAAATCAGATTGACGAGACGAAGTTTATGGACTTCGAGCAGAACAAGGTTCAGGTGCTGACATTGGATCAGCTTAAGAAGACTCACGAAGAGAATGGCTATGACGGATTGCCTCTCAAGGGCATCTATCACTGGCAGTTGATTCAGCAGATTAAGGAACTGGCAGAGGCCAACCACTTTGACGTGGAGATTTATGACCTCTTCGCTGCCCACAACAGAGACCGCGCGATGCCCGGAGTCACCAGACTGCCGAAGGTTGAAGAGACTTACGGAGAGCACGCTGTTGAGGCCCACATCCTCAGACGAGTCTATGCGAACATCCGTCTGACGAACTACGATGATGACCAGTACACCACGAACCTAGCGGTTGCCTTCCACCAGAAGGGAATCCAAGTCGGTTTCGGCAATATGGTCAAGATTTGCCACAACCAGTGTATGCTTGGTGCCGACAACTATTGCGCCACCTATTCAGACAAGGGTCAAGGCCGTAGCGGAGAGAAGAGCACAATCGAAGAGATTATGCAGATTGTTGGCGGTTGGCTGACCAACGCTGAACAGAAGGTGCTGGCCGAGAGGGAGAAGATTGAGCAGATGAAGAAGATTAACATCGAGGCCCAAGAGATGTTCACGATAATCGGTATGCTGACCACCTTGAGAGTCAAGTGCGACTCCCAGTTCAAGGAGATACGCGAGAACGTGACCTATCCGCTGAACAATACGCAGATAAACCAGTTGACGGAGGATATGCTTCTGCGCTACAACCGCAATAACAAGGTGACCGTATGGGACTTGTATGACGGTGCAACCCAGTGCTATAAAGCCACGTCAATGGACATCCCTGCACTCCTTCCGCAGAACAGAGCGATGAGCCAGTTCATAGACGAACGCTGGTTCTGATTCAGTTTCAGACTGATAGTAAGGTATTTGGTGAACAAATAGGAGAGATTTTATTTGTTCATCAAATACTTTTGTCTATCTTTGCTGAAAATGTACTCAAATGTTGACTATTGAAGAGATATTCAAGGAAGGCAGAAATATTGATGAAATCATCAAAGACCTGCGTAAAAAATCGGTTATCGTGCCAAGTTGGTCAGAACTAGTAAAGGACTATGACCCGAAGCAGCACAAGATAGTAACAGACACCAATGGCCGTAAGGACAAGACGGTGGATGGACGATTGGAAAAGGCCTCAAGAATCTACATCGGCCTAGAGAAACTCCTTTGCAACCGAATCAACGAGTTCACGTTCGGAATACCGCCCAAGCGCGTTTACTCCAATCTGGGAGACAATCAGACAAGAAAAGACATAGCCAAGGCAATCGAGGCAATATATAAGAATGCTCACGTAGACGCAGAAAACAAGAAGAGAGGCTTGGCCTACTATGCGTCTTGTGAGTTCTTTACTATCTGGTACACCATAAAGAAGGAGAACACCCTCTATGGTTTCAAGAGTGCGTACAAACTGAAATGCTTCACATACTCTCCTATGGACGGAGTGCTTCTGTGGCCTCTGTTCGATGAGAGGAATGACCTTATAGCGATGTCATTCGA